CTCGTTTCCAGCCGTACACTTGGCTTATAATGTATATCTTCCAAGGTTCATATTATATTGGTTGTCCTGCTTTTGGTCCTTTTAAATGTTTGATAAAAAGAGCGAATCTAACAGGACGACAAGCGGCAGTATTATCAAAAAATATATCAGTCCGAGCGCGATTTTTAAGGGCCAATTCACAGGACCGTCTGACGTGTGAAGAAGCTGGTATAGCTCCTTGCGTAACTTGCTCTGCATAACTCCATGCCTCATCGCAGATCTGATCGTCTGTTTTAAACAGCAGGCTCATTATTTGTCTCGGTCATTCCACAAGTTAAACAGGGATTTGACCTTCTCCTCCAATACGTCAACTCTAGCCATTAGTTTTGATATCGACATAACTAGCACAACAAACGCCAGGAACATGGGCCAGAGATCACTGACCAATCCGACATATTCCATAGCGTGCGCCTCTTCATTTCTTTCTCAAGTTCATCAGCTTGTCAGCGCCTCGTATGCCGAACGAACTTGTCACTGCAATAAACAGCAAGTATTGATACCACTCTGGAAGTTCAGACAGTGCTTGGAACGCCGCTTTGACGCGGTCAACAACAGTGATGTCATCAGCGATCACGCCTAGCGCGACTGCCAGTAAAGGCAGCGACAACAAAATGGTAAACCACTCGTCTTTCCAGCTATTGGCAGACGCGTCAGCCATCTTAGATTCCCAAGCCGCGTCGTTCTGAATGAGTGTCATCTTTGCTTGATGCTTGGCTTGCTTCTCCTCCGCTTTGTTTTTCATCCAGCCGCCGACAAGGTCAGAAACTGGGCCTATTAAAAATTTAATCATCGCTAACAGTCCTCGGCTCACATAACGCGAAAGGCGCGGCTCGCCACAGATCAGCGTGGTAACGACACTCAGCATGAGTGTTAAACTCCGCGATCTCATGTACTTCACCAATGGTCAAAATGACCACTAAGTAAAACTTTACTGTCACTCGGCGTCCTTCTTACTACTGAGCAAAACGTTTCTAATAGCTTTCACGTCAGCTTTAATTTCTTGAACATCTTCTTTAACTTGGTCAGCGTTCGACTCAAGTACAGCAACTTTAGCGACCAGTGGCTTTAGGTTTTCCTGCTCTTTCGCAATCTGCTGAATCTCTTGGTCTGCACTGCCTGCGCTGTACAGCGTTCCTGTGAAGAACAGAAGTACCGGCCATGCGACCATAAACCAATTCCGCTGATGCTCTGACATGCCATTACCCGCCTAGAAAGTCTTCAAATGTGTTGATCTGTGAGCCATCATCGACCCGTGCATTTAGGTTTGCTCTGCTGCTGGCAGTCAGTCCGTACTCTCTTAATAACCGCTGACAGTTGGCAAACGCTTGGTTAAGTGGTGCTAAAGCAGGGTGCGGCTTCATAACCTCAATGCCTGCTGTATTCATCGTTGTAATTATTTCGCCTTCCTCTAGTACGGTTTTTCTCAACCGCAGGTACATTGCGACCTGATCAGACAACATCGACAAAGCAAGCCCATCGACTGACGTGCCTACCTGCATTGTCACCATGTACTTTGTAACCTGATCAAATAACTGTGATGCCAGCGGGTCTTCATCGAGCCAAACCGGACGATCAGGTAACGACACTGGCAGATCAGGCTCATTGTCATACGCTCGATCTGAGCGATACGTACCTTCGAGCTTTTTGATCGCTGTCGGCTTTTTTGGTCTCCCCGCAGCCGAACTCATAGGTTGACTACCCTACCAACAAGACTAGTTATATCAGGCTGCTCCTGCTCTGGCTCATCTTCTTCACCTGGATCTGGGTCTTCATAATCTACCGGCCCCTCTAAGACAGCTATGACAACGACTGCCCCGACCTCAACGTCTTCCAAGATGACTTTCATAGCTCCTCCTAAACTAAGGTGCTGGTTTTGAACAGGCCCATGAGGGGGAGGAGAGAGGACTGAGCCAAGCAGACCAGCGAACTGCTTTAAAGTGGTATGCGCCTCCTTCCCATGCGCCAAGTTCTAAGCAATAACAAGAACTTCTAGTGGATGTTACTACACATCCGTAGATTTTAGCTCAAAAATACTGACATCGCGTTAAGTGTATGGGGCGCCGCGCCGTGTATTTTATATACGCAGAAAATCGGATGCCCCCCTGACCTCCTGACCCCCATCATTTGAAATGATTTTGGTTGG